TAATACATACCGGCTACGAGCACAGTAAGCTGGCCATTACCATCATGGGTCATTGCATTAAGTTGTCCTGCCACCATGTCTGCGTCGGAAATCTCGTACCATGTATTCTGAACGGCATTAACTTGAGTCCACCCTATTTCATTACCATACACAGAACCAAATGGAAGTCCCCCTGTGTTTAGAAATTTGACAACTCCAGCAGAATCTAATTCCAGTCTATCGACCAATCCAGTCCCATCTGTATTTGTAGCAAGCACCAACTTACCATCAGTATCATTCGCCCCCACTCCATCATGTGAGCCTGTTATAGTCGCCGCTGTACTTGCTGTTCCCGTCCCATCTTCTCTGATGAATGACTGAATAATCGCCCCACCGCCATCAGCATCCGAATGAGTTGGGTTTCCAAGGTATAGATTACCAAGATTGAGTCGTAGGGATTGACTTGCAGGCGTCGCGTTGAAAACCCCATACATGAAGCAATCGGTTATCTCGGCGGCGGCACTCCCCCTGTCCTGATTGTCTATTATTAAGAGGTCATCGTTAGTTGTCTGATTGTAGCCGGACTTGTAACCGAAGAAATTACAACCATCAGCAGTAGTCAATTTGAAACCACTGTAACTTCCATAGAGAGAGTTTTCCTTCCCAGTTGTCAATGCCTCTGCCACAAAAGCACCTATAGCTGTGACATCGTTCCCGCCTGTTGCTATATGATGTACTGCACGACTGCCAACGAAAGTACATCGTTGAATACTATTCCCAAAAGCAAGTCCCCTCCCTGCTCTGTATCCTATAAATGTATTATTCCAACCAGTTTGGTTGAAATTACCTACATCTGTACCAAAATAGGTATTTTCTGAGCCTGTTGTATTATTAAAACCTGCTCGATGTCCTACGCCAAAATTATTAAAAGCAGTATTAAGCCTTAGAGTCCCATTGCCGATTGCAAAATTACCAGTTTGGTTTGTAATAACCCCTAAAGCACCGTGGCCTATCGCAAATATATTACCTGCTGAAGTCAAAGCATCGGCTGCATCTACCCCAAACAAAAAACAATTAGTAGCAGATGTAATTGAAGCTCCTGCTCCTGTCCCTACAAGAAAGTTACCATTCGTCTCATCGAATACAAGAAGATCAGTCCCGCCCGTTTGAATAACAGGGTCGGCAGGCCAGTTCTGAACAGCGGTTGCGAATGTACCTCCACTCATATCGAGTCCGGTTGCTACAGTACCACTCATCACTATGTCCTTAGCCGGTAATACAGCTTGGGCACTATTCAGAGTTAATGCCAACGTAGGAGTATCACCATCTGAACCATCATTAGTGAAAAATTCCCACTGTCCTTTTTCATCATCTACTGCTTCATCATGTGAACCTCTGATAATACCGAGTGTGGTTATCTCATCCCCAGATTGTTTACCTTTAACACGAAACTCAGACTCACGGCCACCATCTGTATCCTCTGATGTATTATTTTCAAGTTGTATATAAGAGGAAGAACTAATGATTTTAATAAATTCATTAGATGTTATACTTCCAATTGACCCGATACCCCTCTGACCAACGGTAATTCCGTCATGTACAAGAATATTTTTTCCACAAATTATATTTTCAGATACATTAATACGATGCGACTGAATATTACCAATACTTGCGACAGGTGATTCAATACCGTCTAACTCAACAATCGTTAAACGTCTGGCATCTGTGCACGTAACATAGGCATACCCACCATATATAAATACATCATCTATACCCTCTAATAATGTATCATCATTTATATAAGAAAGTATAGTGGGGTCAGTAGGGTCTGAAACATCTATTACCACAAGATTATTTGCATCTCGTGCAGAAGCATAGACATAATTACCTTCTATTTGACATACATATATATTATCAAGAACTGTAGCGTCAGTCACAGACCCCACAACAGACATATTCGCAGGGTCAGATATGTCTATTACAGATAATGTATCTGCGGTAGAGCCACAAAGATAAGCATATCTGCCTTTTATATCAAATCCAGAGCACCTATCAAATCCCACATTTGTTATAGATGAAACAATAGATGGATTAGTAGGGTCTGAAATATCAACAGAAGTAAATCTGTCTGAATCCCTTGCAGACACATAAGCATAATTACCTTTTGGTATTACATAAATAGCATTGTCTAAATCAGTAGCATCTTGAACACTACCTGTTACAATTAAATTAAGGGGGTCTGATATATCTACTATTGTAATTCTCTCATTACCTGATGTATCATAACAATTAATCACAAGATAATGACCTGATACTTCTAATCCTTCAACCCGTCTAAGATTAGTAGAATCTTTTAACACAGAAACAATAGATGGATTAGTAGGGTCTGAAATATCAACTACTGTTATAGAATCATTTCCTACTGCTGTAATATAAGCATAATTACCTACAACAACTACACTCTCACAGGCAGCTAAATCTGTTGCATCAATAAGCTGAGATATTAAAACTGGAGTAGATGGGTCTGATACATCAATAATATTAAAACTGTCAGATGACCAAGCCGTCATATAACAATAATCACCAACAACATAACACCACCCTGCATTTTCAAAATTAACATTATATAAACTACCTTTTATTGTCATTACCATAATCATTTTCCTTTTAACTTGCTGGAGGTACTATTTTAAGCCCTGCAAAAGTCGGAGTAGCTTCAGTATGTGTATCTTGGGGGGAAGACAACACAACCCCACCAGCAGCATCATCGGCCACTGTCACCCTATTGACAGTTCCTGTGATCCAATTAACCAAATCAACCGACTCTAAGCCCTTCGACGTATCAGTAGCCACGAGTTTGGATGCAGTCAACCCATCAAGGGTTAACGTTCCGCCAACATCGAAGTCGCCAGTCACATCCAAGTCACCGCCCACATCGAGATTGCCAGTTATCGTACCAGCACCAAATGTAGGCTCACTTGTCGGATGTAATTCTTGGCCTATTACCCGCTGGGTGAGGTCATTGATAATGGCAGTGAGATTCTGCCAATCACCATCAACCATACTATATTGTATTACACCCATTTATTACCTTTGGAACGATGCCGTTGTCGCCGATGGAGCAAATGAATACCTCGCCTGTTCCTTCAGTGTCGAAGCACGGGGTTGGCCAAATATTGACGGTGTTGGGGGTCGTGCCGCTACTGTCCGAGCAAGACCTGCTGCACCCTGTGCTCCTGCCACGTTAGAGGCTGACTGTGCCCCCATATACGGAGCATACGTCGGATCAACCGTCCCGGCTGTGGTCTGCGCCTGAGTACCAAGCAAATTAGACAACATCTGCAATGCTTGATTCAAAAACTGGGTACGCACATCCTCAACCCCGGCAAGGCCCGTAGCCAGGTCACGATCAACCCTGAGCTTCGTGCCTGTGGCCAACGACCCACTACTCATCCCACTGGCCACCTGTTGTGTCGTGGCCTCGGCCTTGGAGCGTCGAGCTTCGTCACGGAGCAATAGTTCCTGACCTCTGCCATACCCGCCACCCGGCTGAAACATGGCGACTGATTCCTGTAGGGGTTTAGTAGCAGCACCGAACTGTGTTCGTGCTTCGTTCTGTTGGTCAAGCCACCTCCGCAACGCAGAGGAGTGAGTGGCTGAAGTAGAACCCCCACCACCTAAATAACCTGGATCACCAAATGGTACAGCCATTATTTTATCCTTCCACTTTCTTCAATATCAACATCAATTTTTTCTATATTCCAGCTTGAAGCTGCTGTAGTATTAGACAATTTAATTCCCACTGCCCCGTCATCGACCTGTTGCCTGATTGACGGTAACAACTTATCCACAGTGAAATCTTTTGCGACACGAGGGGATAGGCTGTTGCCCACATTTCTTATAAGTGCCTCAGCCGTGTTACCAGTAAATAATGACACAGTGACAGCATCGGTATCTATCCCGGTCTTAACTGATACCTCACTCATTTTTACCTTGGCCCGAACACTGTTACCGGCAACAGGTCCAATCAACACGTTGCTTGATATGGCTGTACTGCCATCGTCCGATTTCTCTGACTCATCCCATTTACGAATATAACCATCATTACACCCAGCCAACAGGGTACGCTCACCACTCGTCCTTGCGTTATAATATCCCAAGGCAGTCGGGATGTGGGCCGTTGCATAATCCTCTGGGAATACACCCCCCGTTCGTAGGTCTATCCATAATATTGTCTTCCATTCCCCATCTCGTTGTATTGCTGATACTTCTATACCATATCTGTCTTTGTCATACTTCATCACACAACGGTCAGTCCTACGATTAAGCCCCATATTCTTAACCAACTGGGGTATGTGTTCTTTAGTGATATTAGTTGGGGTCGCTCCCTCAATAATATCAGCAGCAGACATGGCATAAATACCATCAGACCCCACAAAATACAGGTTGTTTTTGTCGTCCCAACAGAACGACTCATGGCTAAAAATGCCTGTGGTATCAGAGAGTGTTGTGAAGAATCCACCCTTAGCCGGGTCAGCCCGCATGACAAACATATTATTAAGACATCCGAAGACCTGCGTGTTGCCTTTGTATGGTATCAAGGCTACGAGTTGGTCGCCCACCAGTCCGGCCTTTTTAGTGGCTTGGCTATTCTGGGCAGACGCCACATCATCTACTACCAGTAATTTGTCAAGAGGATCGTCTACTCGTGTACCGAGCCATTGGTGGGGATTCTGGATGCTATTTTCAAAAATACGACCCCAGCATAAGGACAGGATATTCGATCCACCATCAGAATGTGTACCGGTGGTCAATATCCAGTTGAGCCAGTGCGGGGGTGCGACCACAGCCGTAGGCGTCAATGTTTCTCCTGAATCAGCCCCAGTAATTTGATTGACAGCATTGAACGCGGTGGTAGTTGTCCTATACACCAGATTTTTAGCAGTTGCCCCAGCCCCCACAGTCTCGTCGAAGATACCCGTTGCTCCTGAAGTGGCTTGGGTCACGACCTCGCCTTGGGTGAACGCCCCAGACGGAGCACCAACAAGGCGGTCATTAATCCAGTCTATTTTATGATAACCTGAGTCACCTATGGTTGCTGAGTATGCCCGACCATCTGCCAAGTATGTTTTCTGGTAGGCATGAACCACGGCCACTTGACCGGAAGTATCTAAGTCTCCCGCTGTGAACCCGTGTCCTGCACCAAATGCGATCAGTGTTGCCATTATATATCTCCAAAATACATGACCTTGTGACCTATCGTAAATATGCGGGACTTATATCGCCCCCCTCCGGTTGCCCGACTATCATCCCCATAGTCATCTGGGTCATAATCATCAGGTCTCTCTGGGGGATATGGAGGTGGTGGGGGGACATATCCCGGTGTTATTCCAAAAGTCCAATCACCACCAGTAATATATGTGTCACCACCTGCATAATTTAACCATTGATTATAACTATAAACCTTCCATGTATGTGTGTTGTTATTGTATGGGTCAAACAAATCATAATCATTTGTGCCAAACCACTCATTAACAGTTGCTAACGTATAAGTAGTATCTGTAAAATCAGGACCAGAAAATCGGGGCCATATTGTAAGCTGCTGCCCACCGACCAAAACATTATAAGCAGTTGTATTACCTCCAGCATCCCATGATAAAATATTATTCCATGATCCCAAAGCCCCACTATCAGCAGGAGTGGGATTTGTAGCTGCAGTTGGGAGTTCAATCGTTACTGAGACCGTATCTACTTCTGAATAATTATCCCCTCCGTCAGAACTTTCCATTAATGTCCAAGTATATAATGTGTCTGTTGCGTAATCTTCCCAAATAGCCCTCAGAGTCAATGTTCCACTTCCATCTCCCTCAATCATTGTCCAACTATATTGTAAATTGCCACCTCTCCATATTTGATATTTATAATCAGTAGTTAAACCAGCCATATCAAGATCAGGATGATAATGAGTAATTGCTGTTCCTGAACCATAAGTGACACTTGTAAAAGTTGCTGCCATACTTACACTGTCCTAAAATAAATTACACCATCGCCGCTGTTATCACTGATAGCCAATAAATATTCTGCATCGTTACCCTGCCCAGCCACACGGGTAGTCACCCACACCCCATTGGTCTCATCCCAATATTTATCAGCATCGTAAGTACCCGGCCTGTCTTCTGGGAACGCCATGTCACTCTCCTAAGCTGGTTCAATATAGGTTGTGGTTATAGTCGACACATGCAACACAGGATAATCAACACCGATCTGTGTGGTGTATGCCTTGACAAACCCTGGCCTTTGGCCACCACGCGCACGTCCCTCCTCGACATCAAAAGCCCGCACGTTCGATAACTGCGGGGATGTCGCAGGGGGCTGTTTCTCAGCCGCTAATCCTGTATGCAGACCCTGATATGGGAACGGTAACTCCATGTCACTACCTCCTTTTTACTACATATATGTTGTATTTTCTACGTTTTTTACTACATATATGTTGTTAAATGGGCTGGGCAAGGGGAACCCAGCCCATACACAAAAAACCGCACGGTAGAAACAGACTACGCAACAGTAACTTGGTCAAAATCTGGAGACGCTTTAGTTCCCTCATTGAAATACATAATAGATGAACCAGCAGCAAGTGACTTAATGTAGATACATCCCGGTGCATAGGTATCATCAGTAGCCTCCAATACTGTATAAGCCGCAGTGCCGTAAGCAAGCAGTACACCGTCTTCAATCTTCCAAATATGTATGATATTGGCAGACGATAGTGGGCCTGGTATCATTGTTTCGTGTTCGTGACTTTCTGTAGCCATTATTTTCTCCTAAACTTTAGTTACGAATTGCCATGTTCTATTATACGGGGGTCGTGATCCGACCTTGGTAAACATACGACTCCGGGCATCAGCATCGTATGCCTTGGGCAGTGCCTTCTGAATGTACCGCTCAATATGCCCGGCCTCGATACGAGTGAAAAATTGCTCGGCCTCTGATAGACACGATGCCTTAACCACCTCATCGAATTTCATAGGACTTGGGAACAGGTTACTCAAAGGCTCCACATAATATATACTGTTCTCAGCCGGGTCTGTCCCACCAGCACTCCCATC